CCTTTTCGAACTGCGTCTTGTAGTCAATGTATTGATCCAAGCCGAGTTCTTTTGGCAACACGTTAGGGAACGAGATCATGTTTTCGCGGATAGGGTTTGGAACGTCGAGATAGACGAACTTGATCTTATCTCCGCCCTGGATTAGTTGAAACTTGTTCTCCAACTTTTTGCTCTTCAGAGCCTTGTTGTATAGGATGCAACCACGAACGTGCATAGGGCAACCTCTCTTATATGTTTCTCCAACCATGTACTTTTCAATGTCGTCGGTCCCAGAGATCTTTGCGATATCTTCAGCCGGTAGTTTATAGAACTCTTGACGGAAGTCTTCGATGAACTTCTGAACATCAGCTTCAGTACCGTTCATGATAACATCGAAGGCCTTCTTCATCTTTTCACGACAGACTTCAGGAGTTGACGAACGAACGGACTCGATGCCGGTTACGCTGATCTTCGGCTTTGCGAAGTGAACACCTTCAGAGTTTAGAGCATTAAGGATGTAACGCTTCTTTGCGACAAACACAGACTTATCTGTGATCTTTTCTCGCTTCATTACCATCGCTTGGCGATAAGCACCCATCTTATGAGCAAGTTTTTCATACCCAGCAGCAATTACCGCTTCGATCTTTTCTCGGCATGCTTTGTCGAGGAACTCTTCGCCAGTCTTACGATCGATGTCTGTGGTACCAAACACTTCCTTTACCAAAGGACCAAAGTTAACATAGATGGAGTCGGTGTCGATGTAGACGATATAGTCTTCGTCTTTAGTCTTCAGGACTTTGTTGAGGTAGTTGTTCACAGACTTCTGAGCGTATCGAATGGACAGCTGACCACCAGTGGTGATTGCTTCTGCCATCTCTCCAATATAGTAGAGGAAGTAGACGTTCGCGGTTGCACCGTATAGAGAGTTCATAGCAATCTTGATAGCCATCTGCGAGTTGTGCAACTGAGTCATCTGTCGCTTCAGATCCTTCTTCTTTTCTGGATCCTTTTCGTTCTCCATCGCCTGTTCTACCGAAAGCATTTCCTTTTTGATCTTAGAACGGTTACCATAGTACTCGTCAATGATCTCAGGAATAACACCTCTTACTTTGTTCGTAAAGCAGACACCGTTTGCTGATACCGAATAGTCTGGATTTGTATTGGTGAACTCATCGTTGAGAACCATCTCTTGAGTTACATATACTCTTTCGTCGGGCAGATATGTTTCGGGCGACATATTGTACTGAAGCATAAGATGCGGATACAGCGAGTTAAGGTCGAACGAAACGATCCACTTATGCATACCTACCTTTGGATCCTTAACGTATCCGCCGACGAGTTCCTTACCACGATCACCGGGACCACCCTTGATCTGAGGAATACGACCATCCTGAATAAGACGACGATAGAGCGTAGTTTCCCAGATACCAACGGTGCCGAAGGCGTCGCTATAGTTAACACCACCACCGTAAGCGACGGTCATAACGAGAGCGAGTAGCGCTGTCTCATCTTCGAACTGTTGAATAAGCCATGTATCTTTGAGGTTATAGTCGAGATATAACTGCGGGTTCTGATCGTATAGAGCTGTAAGGTTACCATACTCTGAGTAGTCTAGCTTCTTTTCTCCGAGGATAACGTGAGCGATATGATCGAGTTTATAGGACTCTTGAGGGCCATACTTATACCCGAACTTCTTAAAGGCGTCCATATAGTCGATAACGGTCATGCCTGCGATGGCATACGTCGACTGCGGTTTACCAAAGATCTCTCGAGTATTCTTACGAATGCTGTTCCATGGAGAAAGACTCTTTGCCGTTTCTTCGCCAAAGAGTGCGATGATACGAGTTACGATGTACATGATGTCAAAGTACTCAACGTTCCAGCCGGTAACTACATCAGGATAGTCGTTCGTCCAGATCTGCATGAACCGACGAAGCAGAGCTTTCTCGGTGTCAAACTTCATGAACTGAATGTTTTCTGGATCAATCTTAAGCAGAGTCTTGCTCTTATCATAATCCTTGCGTCCCAGGAGGTGGTACGTATCAGACTTAGAAGACTTGATCGCGATAGAGGTGATCTCTTTATCGGCTTCGTCAATCTTTGCGTATCCGTCTCGAATGTCAACCTCGATGTCGAACGAAAAGATGTTGATCTTTTTCATATCGAACTCTACATTGTTCGGATACTTTTCCTGGATGAACTGTGTAACATAGTTCGTATTACCGTGGATCTCAAGACCTCTTACGTCCTTATGGCGTTCAATGAACTCCTTTGCTTCAGCCATTGAGTCGCAAACTCTAGGGCCCAGGGGTCGGCCACCAATCAGAGACTTGTACTTGCCGTCCTTGCTAGGAAGGAAGAGAGTCGGTTTGTACTGCTCTCGACGCATAAAAGATTTACCGTTTTCATAACCACGCCACAGAATATTGTTTCCATAACGCTCAACACTAGTGTAAAAATTAGACATGACAATCCTTATGTTTCATATAAAACAAACTATAACACATGACGATCAACTTGTAAATTGTTATTTTTCCATTCATCCATTTCCGTCTTAATCTCATTGCCTTCGCGATCCATAGCAATCTCTAAGGCCATCTGTTGGATTTGATCAAGAAGATGATTGCAGTGAATTTTATCGTACTCTTCACTAGAAATGTCGCTGTATCTATTGCGTTCTCGATGAAGAAGAACAGCTTTATCTTTCATAACATTTATTTTAAGTATAAGATCTTCTATGGTATGTATCATTGAAACCTCATGCTGCGATCTGACTAAAGTTCTTTACTTTTTCAAAACGGATGTTAGAGTCAAACTTTTCTCCAAACTGATCGCCTCTATGAGAGATAACGAAGATGTTATCGTTATTGTTCAGATTGTGCAAAGTGTCGATCAAATTCTCCACACCAGCACCATCCATTGCGCCATCTAACGTTTCGTCGAGTATCAATAGATTTGTCGAGACGGAGTTGCGTAGTTTTGCGACGGCGCGCCATGATAGCATGATAGACAACGAGATACGAAGCTTCTCGCCTTCAGAGAAGGAAGCATAGGAGAACGCGTCCCGGAACCTTGACTTAATGACTTCGTTGAAGTTTTCGTCAAGGTGAAAGTCAACGAAGAGTTCGAACGCTGATAGATACTTATTAATCAGTTTGTTCATAACTGGAATATACTGACGAATGATGCGAGTCTTGATGCCGCCATCCTTCAGCATCGCTGCAGCGACGCCAAGGGTCTCTCTTTCATCAAAGAGTTTGACCTGATCGTTCTGTAGATCCTTCAGAGTTTTGTTGAACTCTTCCAGCTTGCTCGTGTCGACCTCTTCGACTTCTTTCTCGGCTGCGTCGAGATCGTTCTTAAACGACTTCAGAGCATTCATAGACATCTTGATCTGAGCTCTATGCTCGCCTATCTTTAGGTTATGAGACTGAATAACATCTTCGACTTTAGAGATCTCTTCAATGCGAGCTTCGAGTTCTGTGATCTTGATTTCAATACCATCCATACCATCTTCAGCTTCACGCTTCTTTTGGTTTCTTTCGTACACAATCGTTTCTTTGAAATTATGATCGATGCCCTGCTTGCAGGTTGGGCAGTTGTCATTATCGTGATAGAAGTTAAGATCCTTGAGATAACCACGAAGAACCGTATCGAGTTCTTGACGGATATTCTTCGTCTTTTCAAGTTTCTTTTTGATTACAGGCTTGTCCTCGATAGAATCAATCAGTGCTTTGATAGTTACTTCGATTTCTTCGATGAACGTCTTTTCTTCTTCGATACGATCAATATGATCCTGCATACGCTCGCGGATCTTATTTACTTCGCCTTCACGGATCTTACGAATGGACTCGTTATGTTCCACTGCAGACTCGATCTTTGACTTTATTAGGTCGATCTGATAGTTATTATCAGTGATAGACTCTTTATTTAAGCTAACGCGATCCTTAAGAAGGAGGTTCATTGTACTAAACACTTGAATGTCGAGCAGATCCTCAATGATCTCTCTTCGCTGATACGCAGGCAGTTCCATAAACGGTACGTATGTTGCGCTGCCAAGGACAACGATCTGATTGAACGACTTGTAGTTCAGACCAAGAATGTTCTGTTCCAGATATGCTTGATAGTCGCGAACCGCAGCATCTTGATTTACGAGTTCACCGTTACGATAGATCTCAAAGATGTTTGGCTTCATACCACGGCGGATGAGATAATCGTTGCCGGATACGGTGAAGTTAACTTCTACGACGAGATCCTTCGTATTGATCGTGTTGATGAGCTGTGGCTTATTGATCTTACGAAACGGTTTTCCGTATAGAGCAAACGTGATTGCATCGAGGATAGTACTCTTTCCGCTACCGTTAGTTCCACTCACGAGAGTGGTTCTGTTCTTATTGAGTGGTATGTCGGTAAAGACATTCCCGGTGGATAGAATGTTTTTATAACGTATCGAGTTAAACTGGATATTCATTGTATACTTAGTGCCTCTGCATAGAGATCATCAATAACTCTCTTAATCTTCTTCTTATCAATGTTTGTTTCTATAGAATCGATATATGTATGCAGTATGTCCTTCGTATCCTGCGTCTCGTCAAGTATATCAGCCACGCCTGACGACTCAAGGTTCAGAGAGTCATCAACAGACTTTACATCAGCTGCTCCAGACTCCGATATCTTATTTAGGAACATGTCGTATAGGTACGAGTTCGTTCTATGCTTTACAACAACCTTTACATATGTATTCTTTAGGACAGACGCGTCGATACTTGCGATATCATCAATGTTCATATCACGATCGTCGTATTCTATCTTAT